TTAGGTACAGAAACTACGATAGGTACACCAAGCACTCAAGATAAAATGTTTATTAGATTTTCAGATCAAGAAGATATAACTGATTATACACCAACATCCGTAAATACCTCTGGTTTTTTTAGATTAGACTCTGGTACTAAAATTGTGGGAGCAATAAAAGGTAAAGATTACACTTTTGTTTTAACAGATAATGCTGCTTATGTAATACAATTTGTTGGTCCTCCTTTTACATTTTCTGTAAGACAAGTTGGATCAAACTGTGGTTGCATTGGTCAACATGCAATGAAATATGTTAATGGTGCAGTTTATTGGATGGGAGAATCTGGAGGTTTTTTTGTTTTTGATGGAACGGTAAAAGCTTTACCATGTTTAGTAGAAGATTTTGTTTTTACTACTAAAGGTTCTAATTTAGGAGTTAATTATGGTGATGGTGAATCTGTTTATGCTGGTTTAAATCATTTATATGAAGAGATAACTTGGTTTTATCCAAAAAATGGAAGTTCTACTGTAGATAGATGTGTAACATATAATTACCAAAGTGGCACTTGGACAACTGGGTCTTTAGCAAGAACCACTTGGGCAGATGCTAATCTTTTTGATGTTCCTTATGCTACTGAATTTTCTTCAACAGGAGTTCCCACTTTTCCAACAATACAAGGAGTTACAAACATAAATGGTGCAACAACTTACTATGCTCACGAAACAGGAGTTAATCAAGTTGACTTTCAAGGAAATAAAACTGCAATACCTGCGTTTATACAATCTGGAGATTTTGATTTAAGTCAGGGAGGAGATGGTCAGTTTTTTATGAGCATGAGAAGATTTATACCAGATTTTAAATTATTAACTGGTAATTGTCAGATAACAATAAATTTAAGAAGGTTTCCATCAAATACTGAAAGTTCCTCGCCTCTCGGACCTTTTACGGTTTCAAGCTCTACTGAAAAAATTGACACAAGAGCTAGATCTAGATTTGCTAATCTTAAAGTTGAAAATTTATCTACTGATCAAAATTGGAGATATGGAACTTTTAGAGCAGATGTACAACCTGATGGTATGAGATAATGGCTAGAGTAGATATAGTAATTCCTGAGCCAACGCCCAATTATACTGAAGAAAATCAAAGGCAAGTAACTCAGTCTTTACGAACCATGCAAGATAAGTTAAACACTTCTTATCAACAAGAATTAAAAAACGAACAGGATGCATTTAATTACTTTTTATCATGACGATTAGATACAAAAATCAAGGTTTCAAACAAGCTAGTACAGGCAAGACTACAGTTTTTACATGCCCTAGTGATGCAACTGTAATAGTCAAAAGTATTTATTGTTCAAACAGTGACGCTTCTTCGGCTATTTTGGTTAATATGAATTTAGTAGACTCTTCTGATTCAAGCACTGAATATGAATTTTTTAGAGATGAGGTGGGTTCAAAAACTCAAGTAAATGCTACACCACAAGGTTTAAATTTAGAAGCAGGAGATGCAATAACAGTTCAAGCAGCTACAGGAAGTAATACAATTCAAGGAGCAATAAGTTACGCACAAATAGATAGATCACAAGAGAATGGCTAAAGAAATTCTTTTTTTAGATGAAGTTATTATAGAAAACCATGAAGATTCTAATTTAGAAAAAAAAATTTTGTATTGTCTTGATCATGAAAAAAAATTAAATAATAAAGTAATTGCCTCCAATATGGGTGGATTTCAAACTCCAAATATAACTGATGAATTTATTTGTAAAAATTTAGTAAAAAAAATAGGAGCTGCACTAACAAAAGAGTATGACCTAAAAAATATTAAAATAAGACTAGATAATTTATGGATAAATGAAAATAAAAAAAACGATTTTAATATTCCACATAATCATCCTTACAGTAATTTTTCTGGTGTTTATTATGTTTCTGTTCCAAAAGAAGGAGGAGAAATAATGTTCTTAAGAAATGACCCCTCTGTAGGAGGATCTAATAATTTCAAATTTTTAAAAACATCAAATTTTTTTACTAGTTGCACTATCAAACCTAAAAAAAATATGTTATTAATTTTTTCATCACACATATCACATATGGTAAAACCACACATGGAAAATATGAATAGAATATCTGTTTCTTTTAATGTAGTTTTGTCTAAAAATTAATTATGGCTAGACAAAAATTTGTACATTACGTACCCAGACCAAAACCTAGAAAACGTCCAGGTCGTCATAAAAAAAGACTTTCAAAATCAGAAAAAAGAAGTTATAAGAAATATAACAGGCAAGGGAGATAAATGAACGATATACCAAAAATACCAGCAGAAGCCAAAGAAATTATAAAACATAAAAGGACAGGAAAAATTTATGCTAGTAAAGATGAGTTTGACGCTGACGTAAATGATCCAAATACAGATACTGTAGCTGAAGATTTTAGACAAGATTTAGAAATAAAAGTAACTAGAGTAAATATCGAAGCACTTACAAAAAAATGAAACTTACTCAAGAAGAGAATTTTTTTCCAAACTTGGATTTAATTTTACCCCAAATTAAAAAAATACCATTGTATAACATAGATGATATTAAAAAGATTAGTGAGAACCCAGGTGTTTGGCCAGGTTTAAGAAGTGAGCTTTTAGGTATTTCATGTCCAATACTTCATGAATTTATAGTCAATTTAATTTTACAAAAAAAATATTTAAAAGGGGGCGATTGGCAAATAAATTCTTTTTTACATTTAAGATTAAAAGAACATGAAACTGATGATTGGATACATAAAGATCCAGACGAATATTCAGCATTAATATATCTATCTAACTCAAATCTTTCCTCAGGTACAAAACTATATGATGAGAATGAAAATGTAATTAACGATATAAAATTTGTAAAAAATAGGTACATAATGTATTCTGGAAGTTACAAACATATGGCATACGGTCATCATGGGTCTTCCATTGAAGATGGAAGATTAACTTTAAATATTTTTTTTAATAGGATAAATAATGGAAGCTAGAGGTGCAACTGAGATACAACATGAGTTGTTAGAAAAATATGTTAGTAAAGAATTATTGGATAAAGTACAGATATGTACTTCAATACCAGGTAAGGTGCCATTAGATCCTAATAAAGTAAATATACTTTGGCAAAAAAATTCTTACGACCAAGGTAACCTTCAACCTTTTTTTACAGACAAGACAAGATTTGATGAGTATGATTGGTATGTATTTAATAGTCATTGGAACTATGAAAAGTTTAGATATTTTTTTTCGATTCCAGAAGATAAGTCTATAGTTATTAAAAATGGAACGAATAATTTTCCAAAAAGAAGACGATATAATAAAGGTGATCCAATAAGAATTATTCATCACTGCACCCCTTGGAGAGGTTTAAATGTTTTGTTACTAGCTATGCAAATGTTAAGAAATGAAAATGTAATTTTAGATGTTTATAGTTCTTGCAAAGTTTATGGTAGTGAATTTGCAGATGGCCATGAAATGGCTTTTAAAGATATTTATAAACAAGCAGAAGAGTTACCTAACGTTAATTATATAGGTTATAAAACAAACGAATACATATTAGAAAATATGACCAATTACGATTTATTTGTATATCCCTCTATTTTTGAAGAAACTTTTTGTGTATCTGCTTTAGAGGCTTTGGCATCTGGTTTACATGTTATCACTACAAATTTTGGGGCTTTGCCTGAGACATGTTCTGAGTGGCCGGTGTATATAAATTTTACAAAAAATCATGAACTTTTAGCAGGATCATTTGCACATGCTATTGATGCAGCTGCTGTATACTTGCATGAAGATGGTATGCAAAATTATTTAGATCAACAACAAAAATTTTTTAAAAGATTTTATAGTTGGGATAGAAAAGGTTCAGAGTGGACTAACTTTCTTACAGGAGCTATTAATGCCAAACGATAAATATATTAACGAAGATACATATCAAACTCTACATGATACTAGAATAGAGCCACAATCAGATTTTGAAAAAGCCACTAAAGTTTTATGGAAAAAGAAAGAGGCTTTTAAAACCGATGTAAAACCTTCTCCACATAAAATATTTTTAGGTACTCCAGTTCATAGTGATGTTTCCATTCATTACACACAAGCTTTACTAGAGTTTCAACAAGAATGTTTTAAGAAAAAAATAAAAGTAAGATTTCAATTAATGAAATCTTCACTCGTAACACAAGGAAGAAATTTATGTGTAGCTGGTTTTTTAGACTCTAATGATACGCATTTATTATTCATTGACTCTGATATTTATTTTCAAGCAAAATCTATTTTTTCTATGTTAGAAGCTGATAAAGATGTAATATCAGTTCCATATCCATTGAAAACATTAATGTGGGATAAGACGTTTAGGAAAATGAAAGATGGTAAAATAAAAAACCCTGATGATATTAGAAGAAGTTTACACACATACCCAATGAAAGTACCAGACCCACAAAACATTAATGTGGAAAAAGGAATTATGGAAGTTACAGATTCTCCAACTGGGTGTATGTTAATCAAAAGAAGAGTTATTGAAAAAATGATAGAAAAATACCCTGATAAAAAAATTGTTCAAAAAACTATAATAAATGGAAAGTATGTCGATAAGCCTAATATGTGGAATTTTTTTGATACATATCATGATCCAGTGGAAAAGACTTTTTCTGGTGAGGACTTTTCATTTTGCAAATTATGGAGAGATATAGGTGGTAAATGTCATGCCTATATTAACTAAAAGAGCATTAAGAGATGCAGCCATTTTTGGTGGAGGAGCACAAGTTCTTGGTATGAGTGGCTTAGGAGGTATAACTCCATTTGGTTCTAAAGGTATACCTTTATCAATGCAAGGCTTAAGTCAAACCACTGCTGGTAGAGGAATTTCATCATTGATTGGTGCACCTAAATTAACAGAAGCTGAAGCGATAAAAACATTAGGAGAAGGTGCTTCTGAAGCAGAAATAGCAAAAGCGATGAAAGGTTCTGGTTTTAGAGGCTTAG